ACCATGTATAACAAAGGCGCAGCGGGAGCTATCTATGAAACCGCAGGGCGTAAGTCTGGCGTGACTGGCAACTTTACTCCCAAGCTCGGTGGCACTCTTAAAGGCAAAGACCAGAAGTCAACAGGTCGAGCATTATTTAGAGCCTACTCAGAAGATGAAGGCAAAGCTCGCGGTAATGTAATTAAAGCTATTGAAGCAGCAGCGGCAAAGCTAAACGCTAGGAGCAAAGTATGAGCAATATCCTAATCAGCTTAGCGGCAGAGTTCGTAGGTAAGAAGGCTTTCAGCGATGCTAGCAAAGCCACCACATCCCTTGAGAAGCAAGTCAAGAAGCTTGGCAAGACTCTCGGAGTATCACTCTCAACCGCTGCAGTCGTAGCCTATGGCAGAGCTTCCGTCAAAGCTTTTGCAGCCGATGAAGCAGCCGCCCAACGCCTCACTACGGCTATAAATAACTTAGGACTATCTTTTGCTACCGTTCAGGTATCTAGCTTTATCAGCGACCTTGAGAAGTCTGCCAGCGTTGCAGATGACCAGCTCCGCCCAGCCTTCCAAGCCTTGCTTACTACTACTGGATCGTTAACTCAAAGCCAGAAGCTTCTTAACCTTGCCATCGAAACTAGCCGTGGCACAGGCGTTGAGCTCACCACAGTAGCTAAAGATATTGGCATGGCTTATGTCGGCAATACTCGCGGGCTTCGTAAATACAATTTAGGACTGACTCAGGCAGAGCTTAAGACTGCTAGTTTTGCAGATGTTCAGGAAAGACTTAATAAGCAATTTACAGGAGCTAATGCGGCTTACCTAGACACAACCGCTGGCAAGCTCACCGCTATCAGCCTAGCTAGTGATCGTCTAAGCGAATCAGTCGGTGGAGCTCTGGTCGATGCTTTCGTGGCTATCTCAGGGTCAAACGGTATAGGTGACTTGGTTAATAAGATTGATTTACTTGCCACTAAGATTACTCGCTTTGGCGATGGCTTAGAAGTATTCGCTTACAAGGTAAAGGTTGCATTTAGCTTTGAAGGCTTGATTAAGGGTCAAGAGTTTATCGACAAGAAGGTTGCTGAGTTCGAGAGAAGAAGGCAATACGAAGGCGTTGCTGGTGTTACTCCTGGCAATAACGCAGTCGAAGGATTTAAGAAAGATGAAGCAGCTAAAAAGAAGGCAGAAGCCGATGCGGCTAAGCGAGCTAAGGAATTGGCTAAGTTAGCAGCTGGTCAAGTCAAGGCACAGAAAGCTTTAACTGCTGAGCAGAAGAAGCAAGCTATGGCTAAGAAGCAGTCAGCTCTCTTTGACCTAGACCAGATTCAGCTCGTAGCCGCTCTCAAGGGCAATCTATCTAAAGAAGAAGAACTACGAGTAAAGCTCCAGCTAGCTCTGCTTACTGGCAACACAGACCAAGCAAAGAAGTTAGCTGACCAACTTGCTGATTCAATTGATAAGACTGGCAAGCTTAAAGAATTTATCAACACCATTCCTGATGCTCCTAATCCTTTTGCTGGCTGGGATGAATGGCTCAAGACTTTCACCAAGAACCTTGCAACTGTAACTGGATCAACAATCCCAACAACAGGTGGCGGGGTATCTCCTGCACCTGTTACATCTGTACCTTCTAGCAACGCCATGCCAGCTAATGCGTTTAACACTCTAGGTTCAGTTAATGCCAGCACTAGAACCGCAGATGAAGCTCGCAGACTTTATGGTGGCATGGGTTCATCTCAGCCTATCGTCATTCAGATTGACGGCAGAGAAATCGCATCAGTCGTACAGAATCAAGGGCTACAAGGTAACAACCCAATCATCAACAGGCTCGGAAGCTTTTCGTGACCCTACCAGCCAATATAGCCGTCAGCTTTGACTTTAGCTCAGGTGCTACATTCGGCTACCCATTTACTATTGGTGATGATAAATATGGAATCATCGGAGTTAGCCAGTTAGCTGCTTCTACAATTCCTATCCCTATCGTTGATTTAACTCCCAATGTCCGTAACATCACCATCAACCGTGGGCGCAATATCCTTAGCGACCAGTATGTAGCGGGCGATGCAGTCGTACGAGTTCTTGACCCAGATGGCGCGTGGAACCCACAGAACACTTCTAGCCCTTATTACCCTTATCTAGTACCGCTTCGTAAGCTTCGCATCTCAGCTACTACGGCAACTAAAGATGCTTTCCTATTCTCAGGCTACACAACAGAGTACCGCTATACCTTCCCTCAAGGGCAAGAAGTAGGCTATGTGGATATTTACTGTTCAGATGCTTTCAAGCTATTTAACTTAGCTCAGGTGCAGACCGTGGCAGACTCAGGAGCAGGGCAGAGCACAGGGACTCGCATAGGCAAGATACTAGATCAGGTAGGCTTTCCATCCAATATGCGTACGGTGGCAACAGGCGAGAGCCTATGTCAAGCAGACCCAGCTACCCTTCGCACATCTCTTAATGCCCTCAAGAATGTAGAGTTCTCAGAGCAGGGCGCGTTCTACATCGATGGCTCTGGTACTGCCGTATTCAAGTCACGCAACCAAGTCGTGTCATCTATCTCTGGCACTCCTATTGAGTTTAATCAGACTACTGGCATACCGTATAAGAATCTTGTGTATGCCTTTGACGATAAGCTCATCATCAATACTGCCAACATAACTCGCGTAGGCGGTACGGCTCAGTTTGCTCAGAACGCCACCAGTGTAGAGCGCTACTTCCCTCACCAGTATTCAGCCACTGATCTAGTTATTGATACAGATGCCAGCGCTCTTAACATCGCTAGAACCTATGTAGCCACCAGAGCTGAAACTACTATCCGTATCGATGCCATGACGGTTGACCTGCTAGACCCAGATGTGCCAACTGACACGATGATTGCTTTGGACTACTTCCAGAATCTAAGAATTACCAATGTGGGAGAAGGCGGCTCTACCATCGTTAAGACTTTGCAGGTTCAGGGCTTATCGTGGCGGATTAGCCCTAACTTAGTTGCTCTGTTAGGTGGCATGACTACAGGCTTAAGCTTACGCCCTCTATTATCGTTCTTAGTCTTAAGGCTTATCCTGTGTCTATGGGCTAGGTTGACTATGGTTGAGTACTTCTGCCCTGATTCTTCTGCTAACCAATGTGCGCCATGATGCGCATACTTGGTAATGAATTCTATTAACATGCCCTTATCGTCAATCATTAGTGCCAACCCTTCTTGAGCCAATGCTCCCATGCCTTACATGGTAGCCCATCGTAGCGATGAGCAATGTACTTGAATCCATAGTTTAACTGCTCTAAAGCTGATAAGTGTTGTATGTGCTTACTCTTTAGCTGCGGTATTCCATAGGCTTGTTTAGCTCCAGATAGGTTACCTATAGCTCTTGGATTAAATGCTGATTCTTTTCCATATAATCTAATTAGACATAATGCTTGCTTATCATCATAGTTAAATCGTATATAAGTCTTTGGATCTATGGTCTTGATTGGCGCTGAATCTGCGGGCGAAGCTCCGATAGATAGAGATATCCCAATAACGATGGCTACCGAGCAAGCTACGCCTTTCAGGCTTGCTCTGAGCCCTTGATGGGCTCTAGCCGTGAGAGTACCATGCGTGTCAAGCATGTGGATAACTTGGGCGTGTCGTGAGCGTTTAATCATGTTTTGTACCTACTTTATCCACAGGTGTTGATAACTACCTGTTGTCAGTTGAGTAAAACCCTGTGCCCCTAAATATGGCGGCTGGAACGCTTGAGTAAATCTTATTCATAGGTTCCCCACAGAAAGGGCAATCCACCATGTGTGGCTCATGGATAGCCAGCACATGATCTAGTATCGCAGTTGACTCACAATCGTCATTCCTGCATTGGAATTCATAGCTTGGCATTATCGAGCTTCTCGCATATATGGCATGGTGAGCCTTTCATAATTGTATTACCGCATTGGCAATACACAGGCTCAAGTTTATCAGTATCGGCTTGGAAATCTGTGTAACCAGCCTTGATAAGTAATTGCACCAAGTCGCTGAACTGCATAAAGGCTAGATACTCCGCCGCATCTTCCCCTTGCCCATTCATGCGGCATACAACCATATTAAGCTCATGGTTCTCTTGCGTACGCTTACGACTTTGGCGCAACCACTCCATCGGTGAGAATGTAGATCGTGCCTTGACTTCTATATCAAAGGGCACATTGACTATATCCTTGCCGTTTCCACGACCCACAGAAGCCCCGCCCCACCATTGCTGGAGATAACTAGCAACGACCCGCTCGGTGCGGAATCCTCTGTGTTTCCTAGCCTGAGATGCCATCTGGTGCTAGCTTCTCTCTGGAAATCTTAGGGTGAACTCGCAATTATTACAAACGAAATGAACGGCTCCATCTGGTGTATTCCACTCACAACATTGAGTGAAGTCATCACAGTAATCGCAGTTCTCTACCCCACCATACGCGCTGAACTTATAGTCAGCATACTTGCTTATATAGCCCCTCATGCTTTACCTAGACTAGTGATCGCATGGCACTTAGGGCAGCTCCATGTGTAGCCATTAAGGATGTCACCACCAGTAACCACAATATCTTCCATCGGGAAAGGCTCGTTGCATAGATGGCAGATGGTTGTAATCTCTGGATGGATAGGCGGGATTGACCCGACTGTGTTCATCATGGTTCTCATGATTGCAATTTCCTCATCAGATGGAAACTTCTCCCACTCACCATCCTGATTCATAAACTCTAATGTACCCATATCACCACTTCTTCTCTTGAGGTTTCCATGCGCCATCAGCGCCTACTTCGTACCAGATAGGCTCCATGCACTTACGCGATGGAACATTGGTGCAGGCAAAGTGACCCCACGGCTTATTGTTCTTGCCGTTACCTGTACGCCATGACATAGGCTTGCCGCACTTACAGTTAGGGATATCTCGCTCTGTCTGACCGCCGATGATGTCCTTGACCATAGCTACTGCTTCATCAACTGTCTTAGCTGGCTCGGCATCCCTGATAGTCCATGGATCATCTTCCTTGGCTATAGGCACATATTCCTTAGCGGTCTGAGCCATCTTTGCCTTTGTCTGCTCTACTAGGGATTTAACCTCAGCGTGAGCTTGCACCTTCTCCATATCCTCACGCGTAGGCTTGTGAGTTACCTCTAAAATTAGGCTTAAAGCCCTGCCAGTTGCGCTGGTTAATGTATCTTCTACATAAAACTTAGCCATCTGCTTAGGGTAGGTAGAAGCAACGCCGAAAGCTGAATCAACTCCCGCTGGTAGCGTATCTTCTTGGTTTCGATATACAGATGCCTCAGCAGTCACTTCGCCTTTCAATGGATCATGAAAGGTAATGCGGGTGACTATTCGACCTGTTGGATAAGCTTTCTGAAAGCGGATAACCCTCTGGGCTACCGTTTCGTAATCGTTTAGATTAAACATTCTTATCATTCATTTCTTTTAGCTTCCAGCCCATAGATTTGAGCTCTCTTAGAATCTGCTCATTCTGATACACGATTACTTCTTGGTAAGCATCTCGGGCAAGTGCCGCTTCTTTCAATGCTTCTAATTCATCCCACTTAAACATAAAGGTCATTCTCCTGTGTGTGTAGTTGTCCAGCTATAGCCATGTAAGCGGCTCCGTCGATGTAGTTATCGACCTTTCCTGTTTCCATGCTTCTTGCGAGCTTGACCAATGCCATACAACTTGCGACCTGATAGTCAGTAATTGGCATTTCGAGGAATGAACTCCAGAGTGCGGCAGTTCTTTGCATATTGTCTGATGGGTGACCGTAGTCCATACCACGATCTTGAATGATTGCTTTCGCTTCTGTGAGGAAATCACCCGCGTTCATCGATTCGCCTTCATAGCAGCATCAATTTGTTCCAGCTTTTTATAATACTGTTCATAGTGCTTACGGACTGCCTTGCGACCCTTGACATATCCGTCGTGATAGCCAGAGTAGCGACCTAGTGCAAATGCCAGGATGCATACTCCTAGCGTGATTAGCTGAGCTATAGTCATTTTGTTCTCCCTTTAAGCCGTATCTCGGCTCTTGAGATAACTTTAACCTAGGCTAGTGACTTGTCCACGATATTTGCATAACGGTTTGATAACGATTTGTGCTACATCCTCATCCTCAAAGTAAGGATTAGCGATTGCGTGGTCTGCCATATAGCTTTCCTTGATAGACGAACGATCCATCTTTAGGGTCAATCGGGATAAGCTCAGGAGTAAAGCGCTTGCCTATCAAAGTGCCTACAACGAAACCCATTTGCCAATTGGCATAACCCTTTGTATAGCCCATACCAGGGCTTGAGAGGTCAACCAGGTTGCCAACCTCAACTCCCCATACAATGCGCCCATATCGCCCACCAGAGGCTTCTGAATGGGCACTCAGCCCCAGTCTGTGAGTATGACCAGACACAATTGATTTGCCCATACGCATAGCGCCGTTTAACGCCGTTTGACCTGGCTTGTTTGATAGCGGGAAAGCGTCACCGTGGCAAGTGTGCCAGCCTGGAGCAAAGTCAAAGCCGTTGGGATGGTACTTGATGCCAGCCTTGTCGTAGCCCATGAACTTGTCATAACGCAGCTCTGGTAAATTCATAAATGCTGGCAGTCTGCGAGATAGGGATTTGTAGACTCTAGCTCCATGATTAGAACCGACTACATCAGTCACGCCAAGATATTCAAGAATCTCTAAAGTGAGTTTACGATCTTCATCGATGTTGCCTTCTACCTCTTGCCACGGCTGAGCGAACCCGCCAAGCTGAGGCAGGTCAATCTCGTCACCAATGCAGATAGTCTGGTGAGGCTTATAGTCCTTTAAGAACTTGCCTAGATTCTTGATTGCTTCTTCGTGAAAGAAAGGGGCTTGAATATCTGAAATCCAGGCAATTCTTTTGACCGTCATTTAGTCCTCATCGTCCTCATAGGGGATGTTATCGATGCGATTGGGTAGGTTAGGGATAATCCAATCAGGAAAGGATTCACGATCTGATAGCAGCCAGAAAGCATGAGTTTCTGTAAACCCAGCTTTACGCAAGGATTTATAGTATTCATTCAGAGCTATCGCATAAGCATCTAAGGCACTATAAGTGTCTAGGTCGATGGTTGGTCGTTTCCTTGCCATAGCTTTATTCTCCCCTAGATACCAGCAATTCGTATATCTTGTCAACGCGTGTTTCTAATCTTTTAATTTCGTCACGCATACTTGAGCCTGAGTTGGGTTTAAGTTCTGCTAGGTAATGAAGAATCACGAATCTCAGGAGAGCAGCTACACCACCCAGAACCGTCACTATTGCTACTGCAATAGCAGCGTAGTCCTGAAGGTTCACTTCTTGTTATCGATAGCATCTACTGCCGCTTCGATAGCATCTACGGCTACATCAGCGAGAGCCTTCTTAGATCGGTATGACTTGATAGCGGCACGGATGGCAGGAATTGCCATAAGTCCGAGTGCTCCAATAACTACTGCTTCCATTTATTCTGCTCCTAACATCGGGATATTAAAGAATGAAGAATCGACATCGCCCGCTGGATGGAAACTAATGTGGCAATGCTTGTTATGCGGATTGCTTCCTTTATACTTGCGCCAGCGCCAGCCCATGCGAGAGCTTGCAATCCTTCCCTCGAAGATGACATAGGCAATTCGCTTGTCACCTGCCTTTGCCGCGAGTCGAATCTGATTAGCAATATCGGGCATGAGGTCGGGCTTGGCGGAACCAGACACATCTCTATCCACATCGATTGCTCTAACCACCCCTGTTTTTGCATCAGGATTGTGGTCGCTAGGGCGCGCTGAATGGCGTGTGTCGCCAATCCATCCATCGGAAGTGCGATCTCTATCAGGGAAGGTATCATCGAATTGTTCCCTTAACTGTTGCCCTGCTTTGCAAAGAACTGGCTTCATCCCAGTAGTAGCTCTGCTTCTTCTGCGGTGATGCCTAGACGAGCAAGTAAGCCAGCCTTAGCTTCTGCGCGTAGAGCTGCGTTAGTAGCTTCCTCAGCCTTTTGTGCTTCGTAGGCGATACGGTCAGCTTCGCGTTGTGCTACTTCCTCAGCGGTGAGCTCTACCTCTGTGACTTCGCCTGTTTCACAGTTTACGATTATCTTTGTATCTGCCATTTTATGCCTTCTTTATTCCGTAGAGGGTTGCGGTTGAGTATTGAAGAATAGTAGTTCCAGATTCAGGATAAATAGTCACTCTGGTAATTGCTGATGTTCCTGACCATAGCCCTGCGCCTAATCCCATATATGTAGTCGTAGCGTTGTTTTCCCCAACGCCATCAATCGAGAAAGATTTAGCAGTTGAGCTAAGGTAGTTAGGGATGTAGAACTCAGCATTACCGAATGTGCTTGATGTTGAGGTCGCTGCGTTCTGGAATGGCATACCAGCATAAGTGGTATCAGATCCAGGAGTACCAGAACCAGCACCAAATACTCTGCGCCCTGAGTAATTGCCAGAGGTTAAATCATTGTTAAATCTGATAGTAATGCCGTCTACCTCTAAAGAACGGTTTGTGCGCCCTGATAGTTTTACGCAAAGGTCAGTCCAATTACCAAGAATAGAAGTAAAGTCGATGGAGCTAGTTCCCCCAGAGCCAACCTCAGTAAATGCTATTTTCTCAAAGGTTGCCATTACTCCGCCTTTATTCCGTAGAGTGAGAAGGTTGAGCCGATAGAAAAATTATTGGCAGATTCATCAGATAACTTAAGAGTAGTGATTGCCGCGGTTGAACGCCATAAGCCTACATAAGCCACAACCAAACCATCGGCGGTATTGCCTCTAGATAGCATAGTTTTATTCGTAGTTGTATTTGCATAGTTTTGCAAAATAATAGAACCATTACCTGTAATTCCAGATGCCGTACGTGATGCAATCATGCTGGTCTGATTAGCTGCACGACCACTTACACCAACGGTTCCATTACCATACATAAATGTAGTTGAATAGTTAGATCCTGTATCGATTGAACCATTTCCTACCTGCACCAGAATTGCTTTGTCGGCAGAGCCATTGCCTGTATTGGTAATGATAACCAAATCTGTATATCCACCAAATGAGCTGAAAGTAACTGAGCTCTGAGCAGATACAAGAGTAGTGCTTGCGATAGCCTCATAGGTAATAGTCATGATTATCCCTTAATCCCGTAAAGGGCGAAATGAGAATGTTGAGGAATGTTTCCGCCTGTTGCTATCTTGTATTCAATAGAGGTAATGGCAGCTGTATTGCGCCATAGTCCTGAATAAATGCCCACATAACCGCTACCGTTATTGTCATTACCCCAAAGAGATCTAGTCGTCTTGAATTTATTTGTACTTGAGTAGTCCAAGAAATCTTGAACGAAACAGCCCAATGTTGGGGAAAAGGTTGGGTAAAGTCCATAAGATGTATCAGCGGCGGCAATTGGAGTGCCTGAACCAGTACCGTAGAGAACGTGGCGATTATAATTAGAAGCTGTATCGCCGTTAACCCAACATGCGTACTCGCCACCTGCGTTAGTCAAAGCTCTTACTTGAAGATGCTTATAACCACTTACGCCAGAAAGGCTAAAAGTGACAGATGAAGTACCGCCCGAACCAACCAATACGGTGGCAATAGATTCGTAATCTCCCGCGACTACTCCGCCGACTCCCAAGAGCCCTGAGATTGTATTAAGCAATCGAGCCCACCACGTGCCAGTTATTAGCTGATGTCTGGATAAGAGCGGCAGACTTGTACTGTGCAAGAGTAGGAGAACCTAGTACGGCTCCAGCTGATAGAACTGTAACGCCTACCGCGCCAGAGATTGTGACTACTCCTGCGCCCTTGTTAAGTACGGTAATGACTGTACCGACTGGGAAGGCTACTGATGCATTGGTAGGAATAGTAAGAGTAGATGCTGACGCGTTGGATCGTGTAATGAGCACTTGGTATTGGTCAGCTAGAACAGGAGTATAGCTAGTGCCTGTCTGGTCATTGAGGGTAAACGACACTAAGCCGTTATAAGCGGCGGCGGTCAAAATATCGCCTGTTGCTGCTGGAAAGCCTGTTGCCATTTATATTCTCCTAGTAAGTCATAGCACTCACGCCAATTATACCGCGTTCTGTGCTTCCTATAACGAATCCATCGGTTATGGGTTCGAGTGTTGTTACGGTTACATCCATAGAATTCGGGCTGATTTTCCAAGATAAGCCCTGAACCTGCAGAGTCTTAACGATTGTAGAGCCAGCTTCTCCTACATTGGTAATTCTTAGATTCTGGAAATAGTCCAGAGCAATCATCGTGTCAGTTGGCACATCTGGGTCTAGCAGGTCAACCGTCATGGCATCGATACGGATTGTAGTTTCAGCTCTGGTAGCTACATAGGTTCTGGCTATGTTAAGGGCGCTGGCATCTGTGTTCACTACTAGATCGGTAGCTGAATACTGATGTGGGAAGTAGCGCTCTACGCTGGCGGCGTTCTGAGCAAACTGAGCCGTACCGCCTACGCGAGTGATATTAGCAGTATTGATAATGAGCTTATCGTCAAAGGCATATACAAGATTCTTATACGGTATTCCAGTAGTTTGATTAAACTCGATAGGAGTGCCAGAAATAGATGACACGACTTGGTTGCGTGACTTGAACACGGCAGTACCAGAGCCATCGATATAGAACGCGCCTTGCTCTGAGAACTCTACATTCTTGAGGGCATTAAGAGATGTGCGAAGGGTAGCTGGGTCGGCTTGGCATAGGCTCTCACCTGTTGCCACCGTACGCATATTGGATGGAAAGCCTACCTGATCTAGTATCTTGCCTATGCGTGTGCCTGTGCTCTGCCCCGCTCCTGAGTCTGCCACAGTCTGCACCTGAGCTAAGTTAAATAGCTTAAAGGCATCTGAACAGTAAATGTCAACGTAGCCCACTTCCTGCCCTTGAGGGAAGGTATAGCGGTACTCTGTTGTGTAGCCTGAGAATAGGAAGGCATCTTTAGTTGCCGTAGTAGCTGAGATGCGAAGCTTGCGAAGCGGTACTAGATAAGGGTAGTAAGGGCTAGAAGTATTCTGTGGGTTCCATGCGCCATCAGGGTCGAGAACTCGTACGACTGCATCGCCCGCTACATACTGGTCACTTAGGATATTGCGCCCACGGTTAATGGTGATGTTACGGACATTAGGAGTTAGATCAACGATAGGGATTGGAATTGTAGAAGCAGCTAACTGGCTAACTCCGATGATTCCATATTTATCATCGCCAATAGTAAATGGGTAGCCGAATGTAGCGCCTGAGCTAAAGTCAAAGCTTACGGCTATATTGGCTGGTAGGCTCACGAAAAGCTTCCGAGCCTGTTGATGATTGGGTTGTTACCTTGTAATCCTTGATTCTGTACGACTGATGCAATTTCTCTGCCGTCAATCTGAATCACGATAGGCTGAGATGAACCCATGCCACCATAAAGTCTGCGAGCTTCATCTGCGGTTCTGGTGCTGGCATTAGCTGAACCTAAAGTGTTAAATACATTGGCTGGCAGAGCGTTGCTAGAAGGTACGGATGTAACAGGTGCAGGAGATACCCCACCGCCTGTTGTTGGGATTGTTGATCCAGTTACGGTTGCAAGGTTCTTGGTAAAAGTCTTGAGCCATTCATCCCAACCAGCAAAAGGATTAGGAGCATCAGGAATGGTATTGATAAAGTCTTTAAGTTTGCCAGTCTTATCAATCGAATCAGCAAGTTGGTCAGCTAACTTCTTTGCTTGGTCTGTGTTACCAGTAAGCAGAGCTAGCTGGAGCTTTACGCGTAGTTCTTCTTCTTTAGTTAGCTTGCCCTGTAATGCGGCTACTAGCTGAATCTGCTCAAGGTCAAAGAGAGCTGACTGCTTCTTGGTTATGGCTTGGCGCTTGAGCTCTGCAGTCTGCTTCTTGAGAAGGGCTTCCTGAGCCTTGACTACCTTTAGGCGGTCTGCTTCTAGCTTCTTTTGTTTAGCTGCATCTGCATCGAATAAAGTAACATTAGTGCGACCAGTAACATTACGATTGGCTCGACCCATTGGGCGTGATTCCCGCCCCGCCTTTTCTAAAGCTGAGATATAGCCGCCAAGAATAGGAATTAAAGTCACAAAGTCTTTAAGACCGAAACCACTTGTCTGTGAAAGGTTGGTTAACTTGCCTGTTAAAACTCCAACTCCACGAATAACATCAGAGGTATATGTAGAAAGGCTTTGCATAGCATCGGCTACATCTTGCACATCTGCATCTTTGCCACCTGCTAGAACTAGCGCATCTACCAAACCTTTGCCGATAACTTCCTGAGCGTTGCCAGCGGCTACTGTAAGTACCTGTAACTGACCAGCATAAGTAGTTAGATAAGCTGCGTTAGATCCTGAGAATTGCTTAGTGAGTCTAGCTTGGACATCTGCAAAGCTCATAGTCTTAAGCTCGGCTTGAGTCAATCCTAAATTGTATTTACGAAGTCCTCTAGTATTGCCTACATAAGCTTGAGCTAAATCTTGTGTCACCTGAGTTAGCTCACGCCCGCTACCGCGTGAAACGTCTAGGGCAATACCTAAAATTCTTTGCGACTCGCTGAGTGAGCCTGTGGTGGTCAATAGTGCCTGTAGCGCAGGGCGAAGGGAGTCATCTGCAATCGCTGACGATGCTTCAAGCTTCTGGATATAGCGATCTATCTCGGGTTGCTCAAAGGCTAAACCAAGATTCTTAACCGCTGATGCCAAACGAGTAGCAGCTGCTTCATCTTCTACGAAAGCCTTGAGGGATGCCTTGCCAAACGCCACAACCTTAGTGACGGCGAAGACTCCAGCAATCTGCTTGCCTAGCTTATTGACTGCCTTATCTAAAGAGCTGACTGACTTTCCAGCTTGGTCAAAAGCCTTCTTGCCCTTAAATTCCGCGGCTATGCCAATAGTTATATTGCTCATGCGCGACTCCTAGAGTTAAGTATTCTTGCTGATGCTTCAATGGCTTTAATGACTCCTGCGCGAGCTTTGCCTTCATCCTCTGCGTAAGCTTTAAATAATGCACGACCTGTCATCTTCTGACCACGCCCTTTTAATTCTCCGCCAAGCTTGGGAGTAAAGTTTCCAGTAATGCCAGACTTACGACCTGCAGTTTCATAAATAGCTCCTGCGGCTCCCTTGTTGAAAAGAGAAGCTAGCGCCACCCAGCCGTTACGGTTAGGCTTGCTAGGAGTTGTCTTGTACCCGATACTTCTACGAGCTTCTGCTTGATCGTAGTAACGAGTAGCCCATCTGCCTTGAGCATTAGGGCGCTTAAGCCATCCGCTAGGAACATCAGCATTAGAAGGCAAGAATCCTCTAGCATCTTTGACAACAGGCTTAAGAAAGTTAGCAATCTCTTTTGTTGTAGCTTTAGCCAAGTCAGGCTCGAACTTTTTTAATGCCTTGCGAAGATTAAGAGCGCCCTTTACTTCTGTTGGCATTGTCGCGCTCCTTTGCTAAGTCCTGTAATACTGCTATGTGTGCCTTGAAAGCCATCGGTGACAGATTGACTATCGACTCGAACGGAACCCCGTACTCATACGACAACCTTGCGGCGGTATAAGTGACGGAGTTCCGATCTAGTCTAAAGGGTCAGAGTCTAGGACTTCGACCGCCTTTAGTGTTTCTAAGAAACCTTCGCCGAAAGGCTTGACAGTTTCTCCTGAGCGACGGATTGATTCCCAGCAGAGCCAGTAAATATCTGACTGCTTCTGATCCTCTAGTAAGGCTTTGTGAAAGCCTTTCTTGGCATATTGCTCGAAGGCGTATTCAATCAGCGGAGTAATTTCATACTCTGTAACTGAATTGTCTGCCCTTGTTACCTTTAGCTTTGCCATTCTTTTGCCCCTTTGTTTAGTAGATTAGAATGAACCTGTTGATGCTACTGCGACAGTACCAGACACATTAAAGGTCAGGCTCTGCACGGATAGATCAGCAACGGCTCCATTTATGTCGGTTGTGTTGTTGATAAGGCAAGTAGCGGTATAGAGAGGGTTAGTCGCTGATACTGCAGTTCCCTTTTGCTGAAGAAGAACGATAGGCACGTTTGTACCCCATGCAGCCTGAAGCGTAGCTAATACGTTTGCAGTTGCAGTATCGTTAAGGAAATCGATTGTAATAGATGAAGCTTCAAGACCCTTGATGAATTTATGTCCTGAATCACCCATCGCTGTTACTTCGAGCTCATCGAAGCTACGGTTGAGTGTTACTGATGTAACGTGGTCACTTAGATCAACAGAGTTAACCTTTACGCCTACGTTGTTGCTCATGAATACTGCCATTTAGGTTATTCCTCGTCTTTCTTAGTTGTTGGTTTTGGTGCTGGTGTTGCTGGTGGAAGCTGACCAATCTTGACTAGAAAGTCAGCTTGCTCCTTTGTCCAATCGTCCATCGATTAGCTCCATTCCGTTAGGGTTGATAGATTTAGGTCGCATGTGAGTAAATCACCTGATGCTATGGTCAATACGCTGGGAGCGCTGACTGAGCCGATACGGTACTGAATAGATGATGCGGCAAGCTTCTTAAATACTGCCACAACCATAGTTTCAATACCGTTGAGGTTTCCTTCATTATCTAGCAAGGGAACCAGAATAGTAATCTTAAAGTTAGCCATAGGCGAGATAGTGTCGCGCTGGTTATTAGATGGCTCTATATATGGATCAGCAGGAGTCACGATAACGCTATTAGCAATAGGCGTAGCTGGTGGGTAGCTAAATACTTGATACTTTGTGTTGTCCACTAGCGATGCCGCTATTGAGGCTCTGAGGGTTGATATAGCCGTCATTAGCCCACCATAGAGCGAGGGTCTAGGTAAGGCGCTAGTAAGCCTCTAACACGGCTAATAAGCTGGGAGCTCATAGCGTACATGTTGCCGATAGAGCCGTCAGGGTTCATGCCGCTGCCTGAGTTGGTCTGACGGCTAGTCCAGATAGATACGCAGATCATAAGAGATGCTTCTTGGATAGCTGGGATAGTTGTGTAGTCAGTATAAGTTTCACCAGCGGCTATGCCGTAAGGCTCGACTGTGTGCTTTGGGTTGTCGTTAGTATGCGTAGTTGTAACGGTAAATGAATACTCACTTACTCCAGTAATGGTCTTTGTGCCATTGTATTTAGCACCTGCACCGGAAATTGAAACTTGCTGACCGACATAAAAATAATCTGTAATAGGCTCATTAAAATAAAGAGTGCCTACTGTTCCTGAATTGCCATGAGCTGAGATGTATTGCTGATTCTTCCAAAGCATAGGAAGCAAAACATTATCAGCGGCATCACATACGCTTTGAAGCGTTGCATCCGTATAGAGAGTGCCAACGCCAAGCGCAGTACGAAGCTCTGCAACTGTTGTTATAGACATCCTCTATCCTTTCATAAGAGCTGGGAGCGAGAAGGGCACTCGCCCCCAGCCGTTCTAATGGGTGTTGCTGATTAAGCAGTCATGTTAAAGCGACGAACGCCCTTGCCTGACTTGCCGACATAAATTGCGAGATAACCGTAAAGTGCAATCTCGAGCTCGCCTGTTGTCAACACATTAAGTCGCAACTGGGTCTGCGGGCTTTCCCAAACATAGACAGAACCTGGAGCAACGAGGAACGCTGACTCATCGATAATGCCTGATGTTGTGATGTTGTGATCTACGATGAGGTCAGTTCCGAGGATGTTTCCACGGACACTTGAAGCCACCGCAGTACCTGATGCGTTCTGTGTTGCACCTTGTGCTGAGTAAAGTGCGCGACCTGTTGTGTCTGCGTATCCTGTGATAGCAGCCCATTGGTCTGTTGATGCTACAAGCTTGTTAGCGAAATCGCCACCAGTTCCCTTGTAAGCCTTTGCGCCTTCAACAGAAATGAAGCTCTGTAGTCCTGCTGCAGTTGTAGCAACTGATGTTGCCTGTGTTCCGTTAGCAGTAAATGCAGCGATAAGTGCCTTATCTGTAGCTGCTTCGTACGCTTTCCGCAACTCCGCCATTAAAAGTTCCATAAAGGCGGGGCTAGATCGGTCGATGAGTTCCCATGAAACGCGATTGAGCCCTGCGAACTTGTTGACTGAAACTGTGTCATAGGCAGAAGTCATGCCTGTATCTGTTACTGATGCACCTTCATTGACATCTGCAACTTCTGGAGCAGTATCAGCTGATGAAGCTTGTGTGTAAAGGCGTGGAACTGTGAAGCTCATGCCTGACTCTGTAAGTGCCTGACGAGTAACTGCATCGAACGCAGGGCGACCTGAGAAGGTATCTGTGATGAATGAGTTAAGGTGTTGCGGGAGTGTGAGTCCTGTGTTAGTTGATGTTGAATCATCAGCTGCGCGAACTGTACGGCGGGCTTCATCATCGCCAAGTGCTGACTTGATTGATGCCTCTAGGTACTGTGCAGATGAGATTGGAGCTGTGCGCTCTTTGACATAGTGTGATGCCGCAACTGTTGGGCGAGCCGCTTCTACTGCTGCTGCTTCAACTGCTGGAGCTTCAACCTGAGTGGTTTCTTCCACTTTTGGCTCGCTTTCTGGTTGGGTTTCCTCAGCAGGAAGAACTTCTTCTGCTGCAATCTCTAGTACCTGAGCCGACTTAAACGCTGGCTCTGTTACGAGAGAAACTTCTTTTAACTTAGCCGATGAAACGACTGTGTGACCATCGCGTGATGGCTTGGATGCAATAATCTCTGCACCGATTGAAAGTCCTGATACGAGTCCTTCTTGTGCCATAACGAGTGCATCGTTACCGCCTGTGGATCGTGAAAGCTTGAAGGTTGCATAGATGCCATCTTGACGAACTTCAGCTGCAGTCATGCGACCTACTGGCTTCTTCATATCGTGCTGGGATAGAAGGCGAATCTTTGAGATGTCAGCGATGTCAATAGAGCCAGCCTCAAAGACAACTCCACCAAGGTTAGTGTTGCCAATCTCGCCTGTACCCATCGGCACAATTTTGCCTGAGATTTCACGGCGTTCTTCTGAGCACTCAATAGATGCTGCTTCGATATATAGGGTTTCCATTTAGCTGATTCCTTCGCTTCCGTTAGGAGATAGGTCGGTCATTTCCATAGCTTGCTCTGGAGTAACCAGCCCGAGTGTTAATAGCTTCTCGATTACCTGTAGTTCAACGAGTGGGTCGTTCTTGAGGAATGTGTCAAAGACTGCAAAGCGAACCTCATGACCAGCAGTCGAGATGTCATTCATAGATAGACGGCTCTGGATTGCTTGGATGTAAGGCTCGATAGATAGCGCATAGAACTGCTTGCGCTCATCCTGCACATTGGCATAAGTCATAGTTGTATTCTGATCTGCAGACAAGTAGTAAGCAGGTACATTCATAGCTCTAGCAATCTGAGTGCTTAAGTTCTGAACTGAGTCGTTATACATCATATCTTTAGGGCTGAAAGTTACTGGCTGATAATCAAGAGTAGATGTCAAGTAAGCCGTAGAGTTATTTTGACGGCTACGCTTCCATGCAGCGAGCAATCCCTGAACTTCGTTAGCTGGTAAATCAGCTCCTGAGTTCTTAATAAATCCTGCTGGTTGTGGCTGAGCTGAGTTAACGCCAGCTGCACGATCTACATCGATTGCGGCTTGGATAGTTCCAGAAGCTCGCTCTAATACGCCCTCGTCGAATCCCTGAATTGTCACTATGTCGTTCATGTCAATAGGTGCTGCATCGACATAATACTGAGTGACCATAATGCCCTCAAGGTCGGTTGTGAATGTAACGCGTGGGTTAGCAATCCACTCAAAGGCTGCAGGGCGACCATCTTCGGCGTAGCGCTCTGTGACACGGAGATAGGCAACGCCATAGAACAGAAGCGAATCAACGCACCAAGTTAGGGTTACGAATGATGGCTGGTTCTTTGCAAGTTGTGTGATCCAACGCGGTGGAGCGATTACTTCGCCTGTTGACTTGTTGTAATACTCAAGTGGGATAGATGCAACAGTTCCACAGATTAAGTTACGAGCTCTGGCAACTGACGGAACGCTCATAGCGTTCTTACGAGAGATGCGTGGGATGATGTAATTGTAAAGTGAGGGTATGTTGTCGCCCATGATTTGTGGAGCGGCTTGTGCTTCGACAATAAGTGGCTTACGCGAGAAGATACCCATAGGGCATAATTATACCCTACTCTGAGTAAATCATAGCGCTTTGTTGCGGTTTTAAGAGTGTCGAAACTACCATGACAGTTGCAATAGCTCCCGATATATCTCCAGCAGATTTGCGTTTAATAATTCTCCAGCTAGAGTCATTGGTCTTTGCTGCGCAATTGTTCATCATCTGTACCCATTCCTCTTGCCCTGAGTGAACCATGCGCCTGTTATCAAGTGCATCTTTTAAGTCCGTACAAGCCGTGTAGAACTGAGCTCCAGAAATGTTGGTCATTACCTGCCCTGCGTTTGCTAGGCGGTCTGCAATTGACTGAGTGGCATAAGGGTCAAAGCAGATAGATCGTGGGCGGTACTGGTCAGCCCATCCCTTAATCTCTGCGGCTATCTTGAGTTCATCGACTGAAACATCCGAGCTCCATGTTTGCGCAAGACCAACTCCAACTCGACCATCTGGGAGAATCTGCCCAATAACCAGAGCCGCATTTCTACGAGATGGACTGACATCAAAGGCGAATACCGTGTAAGCACCGACTGAAAGCGCCATGTCAGAGTCACTACATTCTTCCAAGGAGCCATGAGTCCAAGGAGAGCTAAGAGAATCAATCCATTGGCAAAGGAGCTCCGTTCTGGTGTTTTCGATAGGGCTAGTTGCAACTGCTTCTTCAAGGGCATCCTCTGTGATGGTATATCCGAGCGCAGGGTTAGCCTGAGCCCAGCCGTGACGATCTGTCACCTTGCAATACTGTGGCGCTGAGTATTCATAGAAGCCGAAAGACTTAGGCGGGTTCTCTAGCGCTCGCTCGCGCATACCGTTCAGGACTAGGCTGAAAGCGTCACCTGCGTTACTTGTGAGTAGTGTCTGGCTATTCGGTCTAGCTCTTGTAGTTGGTATTGCAGCTCGATACCCTTCTTCAGTAATCTCTCGGAGTTCATCGATGTAGAGGAAATCTGCAGTTCTTCCGCGAGTGCCATCTCGAGTTGCTGCGACAACATCAAGGCGCGATCCATTGAGCATCTCAATCGACTCAGTTCCGTTAGCGTGTCGAATCTGTTTGACGAATCCTTTGAGGTGGTCATTGTTCTCCAATACTGAGGCTATCTGTCTAAAGGTATCTAGTGCCATCGAGCGGTTTGATGACATGATGAGGACATTCTTTGACTCCCACTTGAGCAGGTGAGCCAAGATAAGCATACGAGCTAGGTGGGTTTTGCCGTTCTGTCTAGCAATCAAAAGCAGGTTAGTTTTACGGATCCAATTGCCAGCCTTATCGACTGTAAGCATATCCTTGAGCACATGCTCCTGCCAAGGAAGTAAAGGCATGTCAATAATCGTGCATAAGTCTTTTACATCTTGCAGCTTATTCTGCCCCTTCAAAGGGATGCTGGAGAGTCTTGGTTTCGTTGACCCCCTACGAGGAGTTTTGCGTTCAGCTGGCATCGGGTATTAGAGATTGCAGCAGAAGAAATGGAAGCTGCAACAAGCACTAAAGAAAAAACTACGACAATCAACACGATCATCGTAGAAACCGAAACTGAAACAGAAAGCGAGCCCGACACCGTGGAAGAAACCACTCAGGCAGAAGCTCCAGCAGTTGAAGCAGCGGCAGTAGAAGCGG